CCCGTTAGCCGCTGAGCGGTCTGTTATTTTTTTTTTTCAAGCAGAAGACGGCATACGATATTGTTGACTGTGACTGGAGTTCAGACGTGTGCTCTTCCGATCTGCACTCTAACACAGCACAGTGGCGTCTGCATAACCCACTTGTTCGGGGGTTCCACACATCGTTATCGGCTGCACTTTGCATCTTACCATACTTACTGAGCCACTTCTCCCATAATGTTGAGCTGGAAGCTCTATGGTAGGTGTCTTTTACTATAGCTGTACACACAACAAATAGAAGTGCGGCCTTTACGGTCTGTACGCTTGGAAAATGCGCGAACACAGTCAGGGCCATAAGTTCAAGCTGTCCTTTGTCTGCGTACTTAGCGGATTTACCTGTCTTGTAATCTACAACCCAAGCTACATCATCATCTACTATTACCAAGTCTACTATACCACGGAACCAAACATCATCGTCAAAGAAACCACACGGCTCTAGGTCTGCGGTCAGCCCTAGCTTTTCTTCGCATAGCTTGCGCCCTTGCTTGGCGTTGAGGTTATCCATCGCACCCTGCGCGTAGGAATACTTCGCGGGTAAATCCTTACCGTCCCGTATATGTTCTTCACAAGCCAAGTGAAAATCAGTGCCGTATCTCATAGCATCTGATTCAACTACAGGATACTGCTTGAGTATCTTCTCGTGGTAAAACTGCTTTGGACACTGCTCAAAGGCTTTGATCTTACTAAAAGACCACGGCGCAACATTTGTCATATCTAACGCCTGTCGCTGCTTATCTCTTGACATTCTACTACATCATCACTCGCAAATCCTGTAAAACCAGAGCAAATACTGTCGCCACTACTGCTTACACAAACTATTGTGTGGAGGCCTTCGTACAAAGGACAGCTATTGTTGTTTAAGGGTTGAGTACCCTCATTACCATACGGCACTACTGCTACGTATTTAGTCATATAGAAATTCCTTTTGTGTATTTCTCGCGGGAACCCAAACTTACTAACTGTTCAAAACTAAAGGGGGCCGCTAAATTGCCCCACGCTGCCCTACCTTGAAGCGTAGGGGCTAATGCGTGGATGTATAAACTCTCTAACACATCTAGCTGATCGCGCTTGCAAGGGATATATGTATACGCATCAAACTTTTTATGGCCTTCAGTCTTGTGGGTATGCACCCGCCCATACACATTCACAGATTGGCCTACATACACAACTTTATCGTTGGCGATAAGAAAATAGACACCGCAAGAACTATCATAAGGCTTACTCTCGGACACTAACTCGTCCTCTATCAGCATATCTCGCATAGTTAGATTACTACTAAGTTCATCGAAAGTAGCTATATGCTTTAACCTATCGCGTTTAAGTTCTAACTCACTTATTTCCCGTTTTAGTTTGCCTAATTTTAACTTGCTTTGCTCTACGTTAAACACCAACTCGTCTGTACTATTACGCGTTATAGCTAAACCCTCGCCCCTCGCTCTAGCGATTACATCTAACGGACGATATCTAGGGGCTGATAATTTATCAGGTTTGATAGACGGTATAGGTCTATCGGTACGTAACAAGCATTTGCTCACATAACTAGCTGCTAGGATACCATCTACTTTAAAGTATTTGTTTAGCTGTGTGGTTGATAGATATTGTCTAAACACAGTCGCAGGTATAAAATCTGGCCTTCCTCTAACCATTATTCACACTCCCCATATGATTTAGCTTTACCGCTTTCGCAGTTGATAGGTAGTCCTTCGGCCCAATCAGGTGTCCAACGCATACAATCCTCTACATATCGCTGCGCTTCGTTCACCTGTTCGTCAGGAACGCAACAAGCTATGCTGTCGTGAACGGTTAGGACTACAGGGTATTTCTTAGCAATACGTAGCATTTGTTCACCAATAATGCAACGGGCTATGCCTTGGCACACGTTCTCCACGACCTTGCCACCGTATAGTTTTTTGCGCCCTCGGCGTACCTTATAGGTGTACTCAACGCCCTGTGAGTTCTGGTAGCCCGACAAATCTTCGTAGTATATATACAACCCAGAAGGTAGCTTTATACCAGACTGCTTCGCACAATATGGAACCATATTGGACACCCCGAAACAACCTGAAACACCCTGCGCTAGTTGCTTCACCGCGTGGTGTGCTTCGCGCCATAGTTGACTTATTCGCCAGTTGGTATCACGGTAGATATTGATTATCCGCTTGGCCTCATTTGGACTAACTTCATGTCCAAAAGTCTTTAGTTGCATACCAAATTTCTCAGCACCCATACCATAGCCAGCCCCTAGAATTGTAGTCTTACCAATAAACCGCTGCGCTCCGGTAACTTCCTCTTCGGCACAACCGTATATCTGTGCAGCCATCTTGATGTAAACGTCCTCACCTCGGGCAAAGGCTTCGGTCAGATCGTTTTGCCCTGCCAACCAAGCTAACACTCGCGCCTCAATCTGGGAACTATCCGCATCTATGACACTGTGGCCTTCGGGGGCAATAATGCTGTTCTTTAGTTTCTTACCATTGGCCCCACGGCTCGGCAGGTTTTGCAGGTTAATCTTATCTTGCCCACCCCAACGACCTGTATGTGCCGCATAGTATCGGATAGGTACAGGTAGAAGGCCGCGCTTGGATATAGCTATGAACCTTTGAGTACGTGTCTCCTCTAGTGTACTCTTGTTACCTAAGCGAGCCGCGACTAGGGACTGCACCCTATCGTCCTCATGTTCCTGTAATTCTTTAAACGCCTCGTCCGACTTGGCAAAGGCATAGGTTTCCTTGCCTGTCGTAGGGCTAATCTTTCTAGGGGGAGATACACCTAGTTCTTCTAGTAGCGTAGCAAACTTGGCATTACTCATAAGGTCTTTCTTGTCAGTAATGTTTGCGTCCAATAGTAATTTGTCTTTGCGGTCTTTCACATCTTCAAGATGCTGCTCTAACAAACCTGTATCTAAGTCTAGGAAGGGTTCTATAAACATACGTAGGGTAAGGTCTATCAACTTTAGTTCCTGTCTGGGGAACGTCCTTACCATCTGCGAAAACAGTTCGTATGTTAGTTCTACGTCATTGATACAATAACGTGCGTAGTCACGTATTTCTTGCGTTGTAAAATCGGCTAGGCGTTTACCTTTCGCCATAATAACTTCGTTGCCTTTGGCACCAATACCGTATCGCTCGGACATAGCTTTAAGTGAGACACTGTGCTCTGTACCGTGCAAGGCTCTACCCATACACATAGTATCAAACCATGCTTTAGGCTTCACCCCGTAACGCCAATTTAGTATCGCTCCATCAAAAGCCGTGTTGTGTGCAATGACGCCAGTTTTTGCAAAGTCTACGGAACCTAATAGTTCTTTTACTTGACCCTCACCTTGCGCCCATTCGGTTGAGTTGGGGCCATGTTTAAGCCCCAACCCAATAACTTCAAACCTACGATCACGTATATATTCCTCTGTCGTTATCTTCGACAAGGAGAAGTCTTGCGCGTAGTAGGTTTCAAAGTCTAACGTAACAAGGTTCACTTCTTTGTTACTTTCTTTAGTGCTAACTCACCCGCACACGCCATGTAGCCACAGGCGTCTATGTAGTTGTCAGGATTATGTTTGTTGGACTTGAGCCGTGCGATCTTCAGCAGGGCCATCATAACTGCAACATCGGTGGGCGAAAAAGACCACTCACAATTAAAATACTGCTCCCACAGCATAGCTACGGCCTCAAAGTTATTCTCCATATCGCCATGCGTAGCTTCACGGTCTTTGGTGACGTACTGCTTGGCAGTATCAAGGACACTGCTACGTGTGTACGTACCTTCTTTGGGGGGCTTGCCGCCCTTAGTCAGATTGTAGGCAAAGTCACCAATCTTTGTAGGATCAACTTCATCCGTTATATATACGGGTAGTTTTTGTAGTGGCTCTTTCTTCCAGAAATCATACTTACGCAACTTGCTTACGTATGCCACGCTACACCCAACTTTTTTGGCTATAGACTTATCTGTGTCAGTGCCAAGGGATTTTTCTAACAACTTAAATACCCTATCGCGTTTCTTCTCTTTATTGGCAGTCATAGTTCTCTCCTCATTCAAATTCTGGTACAAACCAATCGTCATCCAACGCCCACAGACAGTAGGACGCTTTCTTTTGGGTGCCGAGGCGTGATACCTTGGCCTCCCAAATCTCTCCATCGCGGTGCAGCTTGCCTAACGCAGACTGAACCTCGTCATTAGTCGCGTCTAGCTTAGACGCTATCTCAGTAGCCCTATGTGCGAATTGATTGTCTGGCTCAGACAACAAACTAAGTATGCGATCTTCCATCTTAGCTACCACTACGCGTGGGGTTTCCTCCTCGCGTGATTCACCTGCATCGACAGAGTGTGTTACGCTCTCAGCGATAACACCCACAACCTGATACTTGGTTGCGTTAGCCATCTTTGAACTGTTAGGTATTACCCGCATCTGGGCAAGTGTGCCTTCGGCAAGATCATATTTGTTAACAAGATTAGGTGGTATGAACACCCGTTCCCCTTGGTCTATGTCAACTCCAAATCCGCATCGCTTATCTACTAATACGTGCTGCACGTATATCTTTAGTGTATTTAACATTGTTCTCTCACTCTTTTATGGTATTGTTTTTATGAGGGCGGTGATAATTCAAACCCACCTACCTGCGGTCTGCCTTATTGTTAGTTACACCTACAGCCGCCCTCACCCCTACTAGGACACGTCCTAGTTAATGCAGGTGCCTTTTCTGAATTATTGCGGCCATGAAGTCATTAGCGTCACGTAACGCTATATCTTCACCTTTATCTTCGGCCCTCTCACGATCTTCTTTTATGGCTTCGCTTAGAACAGCGGTCACTGCCACCATTATAGAAGGCCATTGTTCTTGCTGGTTAAACAGCAAAACTAAATTGGCAACGATCAACGACATAACTTCGGGTGACGCTTCTTTCGGCGCGGCCTCTGCTATGCGGTGCATCGCTACCTCAAACTCTTCTTTATCCATCTTGGTTCTCCTTGAATTTTATCTGGTAACGTCTGGCCCTACTGATAATTACCTCTACGGACATGCCTGTTATACGTGCGATCTCGGCGGCACTAAAACCTTGTTCCGATAGGCGCAGTATTTGCTTGGCGGGGTTTGACCTTTCGATCTCGGACATGCGGGGCTTACCGCTGCCTCTAACGTGTTCCTGCACGACCCCGTAATTTAAGGATCGACCCCCACAATGTTCAATCATCCGTTTGTTCTCAATCAAGGCCAACGCCTTCATCTTTTCCAAGGCTGTCAATGTTCCCTCCTAGCTTCTTTGTACCTGTTACATACATGACGAATAGCTGCTGCGTGATATTCTTAAGTTCCGCTTTTAGTTCGCGGTTCTCCGCACACACTCGCTCGTATTCATGGCGGTTAATCATATTGAAACTCCACTTGGTCATATGAACTTGCCCCATGCACGTAAGTCGCTAACGTAACGTGTCAGTTCCTCTTGCGCTGCGAACAGGTTGTTTTTGGCATTAGGCATAGGGTCTTTAGCATGTGCTTTATCTTGCCACATATCTACCTGTTGACGTAGAAATTTTAACTCTGATTGTTGAGCGGGGGTTAACTCTGCATTTTTATCCATTTGGCACACGTATGTTTAGCGTGTCAGTCAAGTCACCAACTGTCCACTCGTTAATGACTACAGCGCAACCCCCCGCTACACGTATCTCCCGTAGGTTCTTATCTTGCAGGGGGGTGGGTTTGTTTTTACCTGCCTTACACTCTATCCCAAAGAACATGCCTTTGTAACAAGCCACGATATCAGGCACACCGCTTTTACCAAATCCTGCTGTAGCAGGGAAGAAATAGTAAGCACCTAATTCTTTAAGCTGCTTCACTGCTTTGTTCTTAACTTTTGCTTCTGGCGTCATAGCCATGTGTAGTCCTCCAAAATTGATTTAGTGGCGTGACAGCTATGAGGAACCGTCACGCCACCGTATACGGATGATGGGTTAGCTTGCACCAAGGCGGCAACCAAGACAGACCGTGCAAGCCACGAAAGAGCGACCCTTCACACCATCCATAACTAAAAAACTCCCATTTGTTTGTGACGGGGCAACCAAAGCCCCGCCCTAGGACGTGTCCTAGTATGTATCAGGAACAATCCAATACTGATTATCGCTGATCCTACCCCCAACACCTGTCACCAGTTCTCCCACTTGTAACATAGCTATAACAGCTAACCTTCCCTGCGCCCAATCGGGCAAATCAGAGATACTGTTGTATATGGGTGAAAGGTCAGTGTCAACACATTCTATACCAATACACGTTACCTTAATGATTTTTCTATCATCTGATAGCGTTATGTGGTATATCATATCTCGTTTGATAGCGGCCACTATATTTCTACAGTGTCCATTACGTAGACAATTTCGTCACATATTCTCATGCCGACTTCATCTACAAACTCACCGTGCTCCATCATAGATAGAACAGCTACCTTGTCCTTTATCTCGTCAGGTATCTTATCTGCGCCAATGTAGTATTGGTGTGTTTCTTGCAGTACCTCGCGGTTATAACTGCCTATATCACTACACCGAACAGTCTCAAACTTCTGCTCACCTTTCAACGTAGTACCCATACATATAACAGCCGTAGCTGCTAAGTTCTTGTTAAGAGTTGCGCTTGCCTGTTGCTTGCGCTGAAGTTCAAAAAACTCATGCGCTTCGGCCTCTAGTTTCTTGTCCATGAACGAATAACCAGACGCGACCAGATGTTTTATCTCTGCCATGACAGGCGTAACACTACTACTGTAGCTACGTCCAAACAAGGTTGCTCGCATCTCGTCAACTTTATTACTCAGCTCTCCGTGGCTCATACCCGCAGCGTTACCTACATCTCGCAGGTTTATCTCAGCTATGGTGAGGGCTTTGTACGGACGCGTGAAGGTACTTGTGAAGCCCACGGCTTTCTTTAGATTGATCGACATACGCATATAGTGTTGATGCCTATGAGTATCATAGCGATTGTTTTCTACGCTAGGCGCACACACTGCATAGGTTTTATCTCCACTACCTGCGTCTTGGAAGTTACCGTAACCAATCCACGCGGCTGTGTATGGATCACCTTTGAAGTGCAGATACACTCTATTACTTACAACAATAGGCTGTACGCTCGGCTTGACCTTTTTGACTTCGTTAAAGAAGTCATAGAGTTTATAGTTATGGGTACGTACATACTCCATAGTGTTGTTCTCGGGGTTCGACGCTGCCTTAGCTTTTGCGTCTTTGACAAGTCTATGTCTATACGGCATTGTGTATTACTCCTTGGTTGTGTTGTAGGTGAAGCCAAACATTTTGTTGGCCCATCTGTTGAATGATGAACGCACACCTGATGCGTCTTCTTTGGTTCTGACTGTTTGTATTTTGAAGGTAGTGCCTGTGCCCCACTCGTAGGTTTCTGTAGATACAGCAAACTCTAGTGCTAGGTGGTGAAAGCCTACGTCACCCTCACCTGCTTCTAGGTCGCGAAGCGGGTTATCGGGCTGTTCTTCTCTCTCGCGCTTCATATTATTTAGCCATGTGCTATCCCCTAAAGGTAACATCGGTGTCATTACACACGCGTACTCGTACAGGGCGTTGAGTTGAGGCTTCAACTTAGCTTTCCTTTCTTTATCTACGCGTGTCGTAGGTTCGGGGAACGCAGGGCTTACCAGACTAAAGATGTTCCATCCGTCCCGCTTGAAGCGCAGGTACACATGATCGTCCTCGGCAGGGCCAGCCATATACTGCCCCCAATTAGTTTTACCATTAGGAAAGTACGCGCTCTTGGGTAGGTAGTGTTTATCCTCTCCATCAAAGACACGGTTACGTACAAACTGTTTGCCGCC